TTATGGAACACTGATCTATCAGCTAGAGGTCGTGGTTCAACTCCTGGTGTTATTAATGGCTACCAAATCGGAATCTCTAACCAAGTGCCTTCTAACTTGACTAAGGGTTCTGCTAGTGGTGTTTGTTCTGCTGTTCTCTTTGGTGACTTCTCTCAATGTTTAGTCGGTTTCTGGGGAAATGGTATGGAACTAGCCGTATCGGATTCTGATGGATCAGACTTCACCAAGGCTCTTACATCAGTCAGGGCAATAACTACACTTGATGTAGCCGTAAGACAGGCAAGCGGATTTTCAGCTTGTCTCGATGTTTTAACTTAATTGTTATCAGGGGTCAGCAATGGCCCCTTTTTTTCTTTTATGAAGATTCAAGCAATCCGTAATGTTGCCGTAGCTGGTCAACACTTAAATGCAGGTGAAGTTCGTGAAGTCAGCGATGTTGATGGATCGTATCTAATCCGTAACAACAAAGCTATTGAGGCTCCTGAAGCTCCAGCTTGCCCTCCAAAGCCTCCAGCAAAGCCCAAAGTAAAGAAAGTTTCTAATGGCGTTAAGTGATAACAATTCAGTCTTTGTAGGTGGTGAATTTGGTACGACTTGTACTGCTGGTACAACAACTGCCAAGGCAATACTTTCACAACCAACTGAGATTGTTTTAGATGGAATGGTCTTATTTAGTGATTACACATTGATAGCTAAGGCAACAGATTTTGGAAATTTAAAGGCTAACGATTCAATCAAAGTTGCCGGAACTGCTTATACCGTCAGGGAGACTCGTTTCTCTTTAGATGGTGAAATTGTTACTATTGCGATACAGAAAACATGACTTGTAAAGCAGAAAGCATATTAGCTCGAATAATGACGAACCTCGCTGGTACAACTGGGGTTTCGACAAGAATCTATCGCAGTCGTGTGGTTCCGATTACTCGTAATGAATTTCCAGCCCTTGTTGTAGAACCAACTAGCAATTCGGTTGCTCAAGCAACGAGTATTGATTTCCTTGACTGGACAATGCAGGTCAGAATTGTTGTTTTAGTCAAAGGAACAACTACAACTAGCCCTGATCAAGCAGCAGACGTAATTTTAGAATCATTATTTCCAAAAATTATGAATGATTTAACGCTAAATGGAAATGCAATTGATATTCAACCCAACGGAACCGAGTTTTTAATGGGTGATGCTGATCAACCAACAGGTGCAATTAGTACCAATTGGACAATTATGTATAGGACCAAAAATAACGACTTGACCCAATAAAGTAGACGTAATAGGGAAATAACCTACTAAGATGCAGTTATATGTAAAAAGCTTTTGAGTAATGCCAAAACTTACAAGAAAAAAAGCGATCCTAATAAAAACTGAGACTAGCTATTCACCAGCTACTCCTACAGGATCAGCTAACTATTTGGAAGTGACAGATTTATCTGTTGAGCCAGTTGTAAGTGATGAGGTAACAAGAGAAGTAATTCGACCTTATCTTGGAAATGCAGAAGTTTTATTGGCAAACACAAGAGTCAATATTAATTTCACTTGTGAATTAACTGGTAGTGGAACAGCAGGGACGGCCCCTAAATGGGATGCAGCCATCCTTGCATGTGGAACAAATAAGGCAGTAGTTTCTTCTACTAGCGTTACTTACTCTCCAGAAGATACATCTACTTTTGATAGTGCCACGATATGGTATTACACAGATGGTATTAGACATCAAGCCACAGGATGTCGAGGATCGTTTTCGATCTCAGCCGAGGTCGGTTCAATTCCGCAAATTTCATTCCAGATGCAAGGGGTGTACGTGGCTCCGACTGATACAGCAACACCTTCTGTTACTAAATCTAATCAAGCTCCACCCGTTATCTTTAGAAACGGCAATACTTCAGCCTTCTCTATCTTTGGCTATTCAGGGATCTTGCAGTCTTGGCAATTTGATATGAATAACACCTTTAACTACAGAGAATTAGTTGGTGGTACTAAGGAAGTAATGATCACAGAAAGAGCACCTTCTGGGAGCTTAGTTGTAGAAGCTCCAGCCCTTTCTGGACATAACTTCTTTACTGATGCAACAGGTAGTTCAACAGGAACTAACACTTGGCAACATTCAGGTGGAAGTGCTGGAAATATCGTTACTGTGAGTTGTCCTCAGTCAGACTTTAGTGCTCCAACTTATGAAGACTCTGATGGCATCGTCATGTTGAATTTACCCTTCATGGCTGTACCTACAAGTGCGGGCAATAATGAATTTTCATTAGTTATGACTTGACGTTTGTATTATCGTTAAGTAACCAATACATTTTTTAATGGCTCTAATTAGAAAGAAGGTCACTTCAATTAAGTGGCCTGTTTCCATTAGTTCACCTGCTGATGGTGGAAAATGGAAGGATGAAACCTATACAGGTACTTTTAAAAAAGTAGGAATTAAACAAATTGAAGAATTAGCCGATAAGGGTGATCCTCAACTAATTAGAGAAGTATTAGAAGCTTGGGAAGACATTAAAGATGAGGATGGTAATGAGATTCCATTTAGCACAGAAGAATTAGATCTCTTTTTAGATGATGTTAATTTCATTAAAGGAACAGTTCAGGCAATTATTGAAATGCAAAAGGGAGCTTCAGAAAAAAACTAATAGAGGCTGCTGAGTATTGGGCTGGTAAAGGTGTTGTCATAGATGAAACCTATGAGGACGCAGTTGCACTCGGAGTCAAAGGAATTGAAAAGCCCAAAGAAGATAACATTGAGATATGGGAAGAGAACTGGGAGATAGTGATTATGTTTTTACGTCTATCAACTCAGTGGAATTGTTCTATGAGTGGTTTGATTGGTTTAAAATATGAGGTATTAGAATGGTTTTGTCGCCTATACTTAGTTGACGATTCCAGAGCCATGCTAGAAGGTATTCAAATCATGGAAAGGGCAGCGTTAAACGTCATTAACGAGAAGGATAAATAAATGAGTGCTGCAACAAGATTTAAAATTGAAGCTATTGTTACTGGCGTAAAAGGCGTTGAAAAACTTAAAAGTACTATTAAGCAGTTATCTAATACTGCCAAGCCAACAGCCGCAGATATAGCGACTTTAAGGGCTGCTGCTAATCGACTTGGAAGACAAAGCGATAGGACTGAGAATGAATTAAAACAACAAGTATCTGCCCTTACTGAGCTAAGAGCGAACGTAGCTTTAACTAGCAAGTCTTATAAAGTTTTAACTGCTGATATACAAAGGGCAGAGAAGGCGTTAGAAAAAGCAACCGCTACAAGTAAACGATCAAAAATAGGAGGGGTTTCGGGTGCTGTAAAAGGATTAGGAGCTATAGCTGGTAGTGCGGTGTTTGGTGGTCCTGAAGGTGCGATAGGTGCAAGTATTGGCTTGCTTAAAGGTGGTCCAACTGCTGCCCTGGCTGGTGGTGCTATCGGTGCTCAAGTCGGGATGGTTCGCAAAAGTATTAGTGAAGTTGCTGAATATAATGCGTCACTTGAAAGACAAAGGAAAGCATTAAAGCTTGTCATTGGAGATACTAATAGATATTCAAAGTCACAAGATTTCTTAGCTAAAAAAAGTAAAAGTTTAGCAATTCCTCAAGACGTAATTGTTAGACAATTTACTGCTTTAACCGCTTCTGTAAAAGGTGCTGGTGGAAGTGTTACAGATGCAGAAGACGCTTTCAAAGCTATAGCTGCTGGTATTCGTGGTACTGGTGGAAATTTAGAAGATATGAAAGCTGCTATGACAGCAACTTCTCAGGTGTTTTCAAAAGGAAAGGTGTCTGCTGAAGAATTGAGACAACAGCTTGGAGAACGTCTACCTGGTGCGTTCACTATCTTTGCGGAGTCAATGGGTAAGACTCCTGCCGAGTTAGATAAGGCGTTAGAGGGTGGAAAAGTCACTCTTCAAGATTTTATGACTTTCTCAGATATGTTATTTAAAAAATACGGCGAAAATGCTGAGATATTAGCTCAAGGACCAGAAGCCGCAGGGGATCGACTAGCAACTTCGATGAGTGAATTTAAAGATGCTTTAGGAGATATCCTTGGGCCTATAGGAGCAAGCTTTCAAACAGTATTTACTGCAATTGTTGAAGACATTACTGCTGCAATTAAAGCATTTAATCGTTTTATGGGTATTGGTTTAGATAATGCAATTGCAAAGGCAGAGCGTGAAATAGCAACGGCAAAAGCAAGATTAGCAAAATTACAAGGTGATGATCCGAGGACAAGGGCTGCCAGAACAAGAGTCCTTCAAACTCTTACTCAAGCTCAAAATAACTTAAATGTATTAAAACAAAAAGAGCAAAAAATTAATGGCGAGACTGAGCAAAGTCTTAGAAATTTAAAAGCTACTGGAACATCAACTTATGACGTATTAATCAAAGGAGTTGATGCTTATAAAAATTCAATTATGGATATTAATAAACAAATAGAGGATGCAACAAAAAATGCTTTTACAAAAATGGAAGATGCTTTGGTTAATTTTGTAATGAATGGAAAATTATCATTTAAGGATTTTGCTCGTTCTATTATTGCTGACATCACAAGGATATATATAAGAAGTCAAATATTAAGTATGTTCAAGGGGATGGGTAATTTAGGAAGTTTGTTTGGTGGTGGTACTTCAACAGTTCGTGGATCATTCCAAGGGTCAGGATTAAACGCTTTAGATTTTGATGATCCAATGGCTAGTTCTTTTGCCAAAGGTGGAGTCATTGGAAGAAATGGGATCGTACCTTTTGGTAAAGGAGCCGTTTTTCATTCTCCTCACATATTCCCCTTTAAGGATGGCATTGGCCTCTTAGGAGAATCTGGGTCTGAAAGTATTATGCCCCTAAAACGAGGCAGAGACGGGAAACTTGGCGTTATAGCTCATGGTGGAGGTGGTACTTCAGTAGTCGTCAACGTAGATGCTTCTGGTTCTGATGTTCAAGGTGATGAAGGTAATGCAGCAGCTTTAGGTAGAGCAATATCTTCTGCTGTAACTGAAGAAATCGCTAAACAAAAACGACCAGGAGGGCTTCTTTCAGCAGCATAACTATGGCTACTTTCCCAAGTATTGAGGCATCCTATGGATTGTCTAAAAGCTCAAAACCAACAATAAGACAAACTAAGTTTGGTGATGGATTTTCAAACAGAATTAGCTTTGGAATGAATCAAAATCCAAAAACTTGGAGTCCTGTTTGGAAGAACGTTACAGAAGCACAATCAGACACGATAGAAACTTTCCTTGACGCTAGAGCTTCAGATGCAGATTCATTTACTTGGACTCCTCCCAATGAAGCAAGCTCTAGTGAATATATCTGCCTTAAGTGGTCAAAAAAAATGGACTATCCAGGCTACGCAACGATTACAGCAACTTTTCAAGAGGTATTTGAACCCTAATGGCTGTACCTGTTAGCGAGTTACAAAAGGCAAATCCTAGTGCCATTATTGAACTCTTTATCCTTGAACTAGATTCAACAATTCATGGGAGCCAGCCTCAAATGACTTGGCGGTTTCATTCTGGTACTAATCAAAATAACAATGGAGATATTGTTTTTAACGGTCAAACTTATTCAAGGATGCCTATTGAAGCAGATGGCTTTGAATATAACGGAAAGCAATTACCAAGGCCAAAGATTAGAGTGAGTAATATTTTAGGAACCTTTACGACAATCCTTTTAACATTATCTATGGGCCTAGAAGGAGCCAAAATAACAAGGAGAAGAACACTTTTAAGATATTTAGATGCTACTAATTTTTCAGGCGGTAGCAGCCCATATACTCCTGATACGTCAGCACTTTTCCCTGATGAAATTTATTACATTGATCGTAAATCAA